AGGCCTCAAACGCTGCCCTTGTGGGGGCACCTGTATATTTGTCAATAAACTCACCGACTTCAACAGCACTCTCTAAAGCTGATCTGCCAGCTTGCTTAAGTTGACCAGTTAATGTTTGAGCTTCAAACATATCTTTAAGAAATTTTTGTTTCTCTTGCTCAGACATAGACTGGTCTATATCTTGCCTTAGCTGTTTAAGAGTCCCTGTTGATAACTTATTGGCCGTGCTCTTGAATTGCTCCATATCAACTTGCTCGCCACGTAGACCACCCCTAAGCGTTTTTAATTCGTCAGTGTTTAATGACTTAAGCTCTTCTTCTATTGGCATATAATCACCTATCTAAAACGAGGTTGATCTACTTGACCTACCTTCTCCCTAGACTCAATAAGGTTATCAAGTATATTTGCGGCCCCAACCTTAGGACTTTGAGACCTTCTAGTTTGTTGGTCACTATCAGCTATTGCTTGTCCCTGCATTCTTTTAGCAAAAATAGGACTGTCTATATTAATCCCTGACCTTTCTTTATAAGCATCAAGTGATTGCTTTGAGACACCTGCAATTGAGTTTTGCATTTTTACTCTTAGCGTGTCTTTTAAGTTTTTAAGCCCTCTTAATAATGCTCTATCTGTGTCGGCCCCTTTAATTTCGGCGGCCAACCTGCCTGCCTCTTGAGGAGTCACTGCCCCCCCTGATCTTGCCTTTAATAAAATATTAACAAGAGAATTTACATCCTGCCTTAAGTCTTGCCCCCCTCTACTGATAGCTATATCGGGCAAAGATCCTGCTAGCCTACCAAATCCAGGGACATCTATTTTAGGATTAAGTGTGTCCATGCCTTGATCTAATCCTAGAGAGATAAGCTGGTTATCAATACGCTCCATAATAGGCAGTATTTCAGGGACACCAGTATTATCAAATTGCTTAGATAGTTTTTGCGCTCCTGCGTCAATTTCTTTTTGAGATTTGGCCTCTTTAGTTGATCTGGCCAAGGCCATTGTTGCTTGGGCCTGTCTTTCTTTTAATTTCATTCCTGGATCCGTTATTTGCACAAAACGCCTTGTAGGTCTTGAGCCGATAACTTCCCCTGTTGCCTCATCGATCACTTGCTCTCTTTGTGATCCTAAAGCAGATATTGCCCCTGGTGTTTGAGCACTTACATCCTTTACTTGTTTACCTGCCGTTTGAAGGGCCAAAATATCTCTTTGAGGGAGGATCCCTTCTTTTCTGAATGCCTCCTCTTCTAAAGCAGTCTGTTGTTTTGCTAGGGCCATTTCCCCTAGTTTTGATTTTTGTTCGGCCTGAGATATTTGAGCTTCTCTTAATTTCATTTTTTGTTTTTCAGCACCTAGCTGTTCAATATTGGCGACCGTGCCTGTTACCCCTTCGGCCACTTGAAGACCTTTAAGGATGATATCCAAAAAATCTAATTTTTCTTTAGGTCTTTGTTGAGGCTCCCTTGCCCTTGCTCTAGGTTGAATTACACTTACTGGCATTATCCTACCCTCACTTTCTGATAGGCCTGTAATAATTGAGGTAATGCCTCTTGTTGTACAGGCATAGGTGCTTTAGGGAGTGCCTCGATTGCACTCCTTATTGATAGTAATGGGTTTTGCTGTAAAATCTCAGCTTTTCGATCAATAGAAGAGCTATTAGGGATGGGCACCCCTCCACCTTGTCTTTGTTGGACTACCCCACCAGCTTGCCCTGGCTCGGTTGGAGATATTAACTCACCAGCTAATCCACCTAAAGAAGCGCCTCCACCAGCTAACCCTGTTATAGCACCAGCTTTAGCTAAAGGACTTAAAGCGGCAGCACCAGCACCTCCAGTCCCACCGGCCAACAAAGCACCGGCCGTTAAACCAGCGGCAGCACCTAGAGCACTGCCCAGCTTACCACCAAGCCCTTTTTTCTTTTTAGGTGGCTCTACCTTTACTTCCCTTTTAGGGATTTTTACTTGTACCGCCATTAAAAATTCTCCGGATTAATATTTCTTAAATGAAATTGTGCTTGGTCGATCACACTTTGTGGTGTCTGTGGATTTCTTATAAGAGACTGTAGCCCATTATACCTTTCCTGGAGAGTAACCTTAGGATTAGTAAATAAAGCGTCTAATTGCGCTTGGAATTTGGCGCTAACTGGTGCTGCCTCTTCTGCTATTTTTTGTCTCTCAGCTTTGGCAGTATTTACGTACAATTGTAATCCTTCACCTATTGCCTGGATCCCTGGGGATTGACCTTCTCTTGTAAACTCTTTGGCCAAAGACTCAAATAGCCGTGCTGCTTCGGCCGGATTATCTCTGTTGAGTTCTAGAGTAGACATGACCTGGTTAAAGGCCGTGATATCTCTATCGAAATCAAATTTTTGTTTTTCCAAATCTAATAATGCTAGCTTGGATTGTTGATCGGCCTCAAAGACTTGCTTTTTAAAGTCCTGTTCTTTACTGAAAAGCTCTCTTTGAAAGCCCCTTGATTTTTCTGCTTCTGTTGCTCCAAACTGCCTTCCAGCTTCGGCCTCTAACCCTGCTAATTGCTGGGCCTCTCTTTGTAATTGCCTTGCTCCAATTTGTGCTGACTCTTGAGCGGCAAGATCAGCTAATTGTCCTGCCTCTTCTTTGCGTAATTGCTCTTGTACTTGTTGGCCTAATTTAATTCCTGCACCAGCGCCAAAGCCACCAGCTTGAGCGCGTTGCCTTTGTAATTGTAATTGGGCCTCTCTAGATTTTGCCCCTGTTTGGGCCTTAATTTTTTGTCTGGCCCTTTGAAATTCAGGTAGCTCTTGATTTTGGTTTGTAGGGGCAGTTAACAATTGCCTCCTACGCCTTTCAAATGGATCATTTTGTTGGGCCATTATCGATATCCTTTTCGATTATAAGCGTATTTTATCCAATGCACTTTAAACTTCTGATCAGCTACGTTTTGGTTAGAGAATTTAAATTGGATCCTCTTACCTCTAAGCCCCCCTAGGAAAAGCTTTTCATCAAACTGATTACTTAAGTCACCATATAAGTCAGTGCCATATACGGCCGTACCATAAAGCGCTTGAATAGGGGTTAGGTCTATCTCATATAAATCCCCATCCCCACCATAGGAGTCCACGATAGCGTTGACGTTCATTTTCCACGCCCCACTTCTATCTAGTAGCATTGAGATAAAGCGGTGGTCTTTGGTAAAGTTTTCGTCATTTTTAAACCCAGTAAATTCCTTGGTTTTAATATAGCTATCAATGGCGCTACCATCGTCATTATAAGTGCCGTCATTCATTTTATAAACAAAACCAGTGGCACCAGCGTCTATATAATACAGACTATTATTATAAATGGTAAAATCACCTACTGATAATCCAGTCCACGGCACCCATGAGTATTTTTGTACTTTACTCAGGTTATCTATATTGTAATTAAGCACATAGATTTTATCATTGGCCGTAGCTGAGTCCGTTTGAGTCACAGCAAAGTAGATCTTGTTTTTAAACTCTACTGCCGTAAATTTACCCTCTTGCCCTTCTTCAAGATCAAACATTTGATCTTCAATTTTTTGAGAGATTAACTCTCCACCAGCATTAAGGATGCTTAAGAAAGTCACGTCAGGCTCTAATTGTCCCCCTACGATAGATCCTATGCCTAAGATCTTCTCATTACGTAGTGCAGGGAATAATAAGCGCTGTTGAAAGTTGATAAGGCCAAATGGACTTCGGGATCCGTAATCAACTGGGAGCTCTACTCTAACCCAGTTAGTCGGATTAGTGTCAGGCATATATAAAAAGGTAAAGCCCTCGTCGTGGGCATAGCAAATACCATTATTATGGACTTGGATACCTCTAAGTAATTGACCTGAGTTATCCCCTACTTTTTGGAAGTTAGTAGCTTTAAAAACATACGGATTGCCAAGCTCGCTATACCAACCGTAATTAAGATTAGAAGGATCGTTACAAAAAATGCGATCAGCAAATGTAACACAGAAGCCATAGTTTGGAGGTACACCCTGATCGGTTGGGGCATCCCCTCCAAGTTCGGCATCGTCGTTATTGTCGGTGTAACTAGTAGTGGTGTTATCATTAATTGTCGCGACAAGTTTATAAGTACTACCACCAGCTTCCGTCCTGTATAATCGTCGGGTTGATATGCCAAAGCTTTGTGGGGCCACAGGGATGCTTGTTACTGATATCTCTTCACTTGCTGCCGTGAAGGTGGCCATAATAGGGCCTACATCGCTTTCAACAGACTGACTATTAACAAACGTTAGCCGATAAAGGTAGTCTCCTGTTAAAGTCCCATTAGAGCTTGTCGCTGCCGTCATTGTAGAAGTGGGAGGATAAACCCCATGTCTAGTGAAATCGGTCCCATTCCATTTATAAGGGATCACGCCCCCATTTCCACAAAATAATTGATTTTCATACTCACACGATCCCACCCTAATACCAGCTGTAAAAACTGACTGGGCAGATCCTATTGTGATAAAAGATGTCCCTTGAAGATCCCATGCTGATCCACCAGCAAACGCGACCATGGTCTCACTGCCTGAGTTATCGTGCCTTGTATAAAGCCCATCCCCTACAAAGGATCCAATAGAGGCCGTATTTAATTTAGACGTCCCCTCTCTTGTTGAGACTGTCCCATCTTCAAAGACTACGTTTTGGCAGTCTGGACTTTCATTATCCTGTATAGTGGACACAGGGAATCTAGAGTTAAGGCCACCATCAAGGGTAATAATCCCATCGCCTATATTGGGGTAAATTTTTGTAAAAGGCTTAGTCATACTGATCCCATTACTGTCCATGGCCTTGCATCGGTATTTTTAACAATAGCAAAGCGATCCCCTCTTTTTTTCTTAGCGCGCCATTGAAGGACATCTAAAAGACCTCTCTCAAACGAGTCCTTATAGTCTTTAGCTACTGCCATGTTTTGATCTTTAACGGCCATACGATAAAGCGTATGATCCATAATGATTGGGTGCCATTGCTCATCTACACTAAAGGCACCTGTTGCCGATTGCCTTGTAGGTCTTACAATGGCCCTAACTTTTATATAGTCTGTCCCATCTGTGTCAGGAGTCGGATATAAAATAAAAACGTCATTCCATTGGATGTAATATTGAGGCTCGCCAGAAGTCGTTGAGTCCTCGTCCATAGCGGTTAAGGCGTCCCACTCTCCAAAGCTAATAGGTTGAAGTTTTGCTCCATTATAAGTTAAGCGCTTTATCTGAATAGCATTTGTGGGGTAGTCATACTCGCTTTGGCCATTTACTGAGTCGGTAGTGAATGTCCTTTCTATGTCTAGTCCATTGCGAGCAATAGCTAGCTCAGCAATATAGGCATAACCAAGTAATTCATTATCTGACCAAAATGTGTCCCCTACTGCGTTATAGCTCTCTCTGGCCAAAGTTAAAAATTCCGTAATTGTCATGTCTCATCCCAATCGTAGTCTGGACTACTAACAGGAGACCAGGTCGAGTCCTCTTCTGTTTGTTGAGTCCAAGAAGTTAAGGATCTGTTTTCTGCATTTTTTGGAGGGAAGTTATAAAACCAACCTGAGCCGTCCCCCACTAGTTCGCTAGTCGTCCAATCCCCTATAAAGCTAAGTGAGTTAGTTCTAACAATACTAAGGTTTTTAAAAATGTCTGTGTCTGGGGTAATTGAATTAGATAAGACTTTACCTATTTGGACATCTAGATCATTAGTGTCGCCATAGGTGTCAGTGCCATAAACAGCGGTATTATAGTAAGCAGGCTCAGGCCCAAAAAATGAGAGGGTATTGGATATCGATTTTGTCTGATCGGCCATAATCCCCCCATGTTATTCCTTAGGCTATCGTAATCTGGGCAGTGACGGTTAAAGTGTCGTTACTGCCGATTGATAAGGTACTCTCTGTGTCCCTACTTAAAATCGTGCCCCCTGTATTGCTTGAGAAAATTCCATACTCGCTAACTTGACCAGCTGCCGAGCCAGTGGCAAAGGTCGCGACAACTTGATAAATTTGATTAGACAAATAACTAACCGTCCCTGTGTGACGGCCAATTTCTGTCCCTAGGTCTGTGTCTGTGTCGGCCTCTGCTGAATTGTCGGATCCCACCGCTAGATATTTCATCGTAAAGGTGGAGGCCCCAGCACAAGCAGAGCTAAGAAAAGAAGCAAGAAACTCTTTACCAACAGAAGTAATAACGTTGTGACCTTGGACTTGCCCTTTAATTTCGCCATTAGGGCCCCTACAAATTGCTGTGTAATAACCCTTTAGCTCCATTATTTACCTGCCAGTCTTTTTTTGTACTCGTCTTTATCAAGGATTTGGTCTAGGTGCATTTCAGTGATATGAGCGTCCAGGTCTTTTTTATCTTTACCGATAAAAGAACAACCCTGACATCTATGGGAGTCAATTGTCTTTAACTCTTGCTTCCCAATAGGCTCAATCCTAATCATTTTGTAGCTCTCTGGTTTTTGGACTCCTCCCCCATCTTTAATAATCGGTCGGTACTGCCCTTTAAATTTAATGGCCTTTTCCTCGTCCATTGTAATAAAGTGTCCGGCCTTAATTGAAATGTGGTAGTCCTCAAATGGCTCTGTGTAGTCTAAATGATTATCATTCCATACCTTAACCATGCTCATAAAATCTCCATATAAAATAATTAAGAACAGTAAAAGACATAACTCATAGTAGAGTCTGTTACTCCACTTGTGTTTTCGACTTTTACAAAACTAAGCCCACTAGGAAGTTTAACGACCTTCCCGTTAGGGGCCAATATTTGTACCACATTATCACCACCATCTGCCTCATCAATTAAGTGAAGCCTATGGAAGTTACCTGATTCATCGTCACTTACTTGAATGTAATGAGTCCCACCACTAGCGTGAGATGGGATTTCTAAAAAGATATGATCCCAGCTATGGCCTCCTAAGGCGAAGGCGCTTGTAGAAGTACTACCTGACGATAAATCAATTTCAAAACTCTTAGCTTTAGGGCCAAACATATAGGCCTCCTATCTTCCATAAGCGTAAATGAAAAAATGGTCACCAGAAGCAACGCCACTTACACCAACAGATCCATTAGAGGCAGTCCCACTAGAGTCTGTATTTTTAACCATTGAATAAGCACTAGTCGCCACAGACTGAATGCCTACAGAGAAGTGATCGACTATATCAAGCCCAGTGGTCACATTGTCTTCGGCACCAGAAGCAACGTAAGAGATGACGTGCAATCTCTTATTGCCAAAAAGTTGTTTATCAATAACAGAGACGCTCATTTATCTCTCCTAATAAAGAATGAAGTTAGATGGTTTTTCAGGCGTTTTTGCCTGAGCTTCCATGTCCCAATGCATGTGATACATTCGGATAAAATATTCCAAAGGCATTTGCTTAATATCAGCTATATTACCTTCGGGGTAAGCACCTAGTGTGCCCCCTTCTGTGGCATTTACATAAATCCCTGGTACTGTTTGTGCCATCCAATCGAAAAACGATTTGAAATTAAAGTATGACCGCCAAGTTAAAACTTTGTTGCCATAAACATCAATCCCTCTCATAGCATTTCCTACTTTCGCATAAGTCTCATCCTTCCATGGATGAAATTCTTTAGCGTAAGAAAAGGAAAAATCAGCACCAGTAAAACAAATAGGGTTACATCCAAAAAAGGCCTTAGCGATATAAACACAGGCCCCTAAGACGTTGCCCCCACTTGAGACGTAGCAATTGAAATCCTCAATGGCCTTCATCTCTTTACATATCTGCTTATCGGGGACGCTACAGTTGAAAAAAAGGATTTCTCCCTTCCATGCTTCTAAAAGCTTTGGACTTGAGCCTATGTAGGCAATAAGCGTTTTATCCTTTGTGCTCTCAAGATATTCTTTGGGGGATTTCAAACCACCTTTGGATATTTCATCGATGGTTATCTCACCTGCGTCTAAAGAGACATAATACTTAGGCCGTACTCC